CAGTGATTGCTCTAACCTGATCTATAGTCTCCGGGAATGGACCGGGGCAGATAAGGACAGGGGAGCGAGTAAAGACCCAATCGACTGCTTGCGCTATCTGGTGCAGGAAGATCAGCTATTGGTTAACGAAAAACAACTGGAGGTAAAAAGTGGCGGAAGCTATTGAAAATATGCCGCTTCTCCTGGATGCTAAGACTGTTAGGAGAATAACCGGATTGACCCAGAATAATTTAAATTACCTGGCGAACACGGGTGCTATCCGGACGATTGTGCCAGGGAAGAGAAACAGAAAATATTACAAGGGGGATATCGTCAAATTAATTGAGACGATCACAGGAGTATAATAATGAAGCCAGACATTAAGGAACTAATTAAGGAGTATACTCGGGCCGGTGGATACAACAATGCCGGCTGGAGAAGAACCAAATCAGATGATGTGCGCTACGCAAAGTGGAGCGGTCAAACTGATGATGGGAAAAAACACGCTAATGATCCAACAGAAGACCCGTTCCCGTGGGACGGTGCATCTGATACCAGGGTTCGCCTTGCTGATGCGGTCATTAACGAGAATGTGGATGTGCTGACAACAGCCTTCTGGCGCGGGGTTCTTAGAGCCAGCCCGGTAGAGGCCAACGATGCCGGCAAGTCTTCCCTGGCTACGACTCTCCTGGGCTACTACCGGGATAATGTGATGAGGAATGAGCTACGCCAGGAGGTGCAGCTTGCAGCTCAATGGGGTCAGCAGTACGGGGTGAGCGTTGTTCATGTGGGCTGGGATCGTCAGCTTTCAAAGAAGATGCACCCGGTAACCATGGACGATGTTATTGGAATGTCGCAGCAAGCCCCGGAAGGAACTGCAATAGCAAACCTTCCAGGCATGATCAAGGACGAGAAGCAGGAAGATGCAGTCGTTGAGATCGTTATTGAGCAAATGAACATCAGCAAGTCCAGGGCTCGGAAGGCGGTCAAGGAGTTAAGGGAAAATGACGCGACAGAAATCCCGGTGGATCATGTAGTGAAGAACGCCCCAACCGTTACCGCCCTCAAGATGCATGAAGATATCTATGTGGCTCCGGAAACTATTGAGCTTCAGAATGCCCCGGCAATTTTCCGCCGGCAATGGATGAGCGAGGTTCAGCTAAAGGAGGCCGCAAGCCTTTACGGCTATTCCAAGGAATGGGTTAAACAGGTGATGAACACCAAGGGTCGCATCATGGATTATGCTGACCTGGTTAATGCTGAGATAAGCGAGCAATCGCTTAACCATGATTCATCTGAAAATCTGTTTGAAGTGATCTATGCCTATACCAAGAAGATTGATGAGGACGGGGTGCCAGGGGTCCATGTGACCACGTTCCACCCGTCAATCAGCAAATCATACGCTAAGTCGGAAATGCTGGAGTATTGTCACGGTAATTATCCTTTCTTTGCCTACAGGCGGGAATGGCTGACCCGGCGGCTACTCGACAGCCGGGGTGTTGCAGAGATTTGCCAGACATGGCAGAACGAGCAGAAGGCCCAGCGCGATGCACTCTATGACCGGGCAAGCCTCACGGTCCTTCCGCCATTCGTTTACCCTGCCAGGAGCAGCCAGGTCTACCGGCTTCAGCCTGGTAGCGCGATACCGGAAATGCGTCCGAACGAGATTCGATTTCTGGAGCCACCCAGGAGCAATCCCCAGGAGGCCCTGGAAGTGGTTAACTATGTTCAGAACCAGGCCGATGATTACTTCGGGAGGTTCTCCGAGAATACCAACCAGGTAAGCTCCCAGACTAAGAGACAGGCCATGGCTGAGAATTGGCTAATGACCTGGAGCGAGGTATTCAGCAAGGTGTTTGAGTTGATTCAGGAATATGTGAGCGTTGAGGAACTTCAACGAATCTCAGGAACCCAGGCAGGGTTTCCTCAGACCCCGGAAGAAATTGCCGGGCGCATGGACCTTCAGGTTAACTTTGACATTCGCGAGCTGGACCAGGAGTTTATGCTCAAGAAAATGGAAGTCGTAAGCCAGATGGTTCTCCCGGAGGATACTGCCGGGGTGATTGATCGGGCCGCTCTAACCCACTTCAAGATGCAACTCATTGACCCTGTCCTGGCAAGCGTGGTTATTCCCCAGGATAAAACCGGGGCCACCCAGAAAGTCTTTGATGAGGTGAGTAAGGATGTGGCTTATATGGCCCTGGGCAATGAAGCCCAGTACAAGGAGAAAGACCCAACAGCCGGGATGAAAATGCAATACTTGCAGCAGATTATCCAGAGCAATCCTAAATATCAGGAACAACTCCAGGGTGATGAAAGGTTCAAGACCCTCATGGAGAATTATGGCAAGGCCATGCAGTTCCAGGTGCAGCAGGAACAGAACGCACAAATCGGAAAGATCGGGGTATCCCCGGCACAGTAAAGGAATAAAAAGGAATAACATGGACGATCTATCAATTAGAAGAGCCCTGGCTAATCTCACTGACGATAATGAGGTGTGGATGGCCCTGGACTCAATACTGACAGAGGGTAAGGATAACGCCACCTTGACCGCCATAGATGTGGCAGTGAAAGGGGAGGATCGGACCTGGCAATGCGGTTATGCCGCTGCCTTGTCGGATTTCCACCGCCAACTGGAGAAGTATCGTAAACCCTAAGAGTGGTCTTTATGAACTAAATAAACCCGGTAGACTGACTGATTACTCAGCCGGTTTACTTAACCCCCAAACCCGTGTCTACCTTGGGGTAGACGCGGGCTTCTTTTTGCCCGAGTCGGTGACCTCAATGCGAGGAGATAACGCATGGAAAAAAATACAGAGGGTACGGTAACCCTTGAAGAACAAAAAACCGGGGAAGAAGGCAAGCCGCCAGACTTGGATCAATTGATCGATGTGGCGGTTGGCAGTGAGGAGGAATCTCCAGAAACCCAGGCCTTAGAGCCAGGGACCGAGGAAGCTAAAGGCGAAAAGCAGGAGCCAGAGGCAACCGAGGATCAGAATGATCTTTCTCAGGAACAGGGCGAGGCAGACCAGGAGGAGCCCACAGAATCTGATGGCAATCCCGAATGGTTTAATCGCCGTATTGGCAAGGAAGTTCGTAAGCGGAAAGAGCTAGAGGAATCTATATCTGACCGGGACCAGGAGCTGACCTCAATGCGTCAGGAGCTTGAAACACTCCGGGCACAAGGAAAGCAGTCCCAGACAGGTGATAACCCTCTCTCACAGGTGGACTCAGTCGAGAAGCTGACAGAAGAGCGAAATGTTAATCTTCAGCGGCTGGACTTTGCGGATTCTGTAGAGGAACTCCTGGACGATGGTGACATCGATGGCGCGATTAAGCGTCTGGAATCCCAGGATGTTAAGTTCGAGGCTGACCCGGAGGGGTACGAGTATCAGGAGGAAGTAGCCAAGGAGGCCAGGAAACTGGTTAAGAAGGTTCGCACTCACTCTCGTAAATCACTGGACCAGTGGATTCCGGAAAGGGCTCAGTTTTTGTCGTTTAAAAATGAGGCGGGAGTGGTAGCCCGAAAGGAATACCCCTGGCTCAACGACAAGACATCTGAAGAGATGATGGTTTTTAACGAGGCAGTTAAGAATGTTCCGCTCTTCAAGCAGTTCCCTGACTATGAACTTCAGGTCGCCCGTTATGTTACGGGCGCGTTAGCTGAAATGAAGAAAGGCCAAGGCCAGCCGGCGAAGAAGGCAGCACCCAGGAAGGTGCCACCAACTTCATCGGAACCAAAGCCGGTGGCTGCTCCAGCAATTTCAGATGATGAACAAAGTGCCAATTATCGTTCCTCAAGGGATAGAGTTTATGAAAAAGGAGATGGTGACTCACTGGATAACTACTTAGGTAATCTGCTAGGAAACTAATAAACTAAAATGGCTAATCCATTATATTCACATACAGTAATAAGCCAGGATGGTTCGCAGCGTGATCTCCTCGATGCTATAACTTTGGTGGACTCGAAAGAGACCCCCTTTTTCTCGTTATGCCCGAAAGGAACCGCACCGACGAACATCCTTTTTGAATGGCCTGTTGATAAACAACTGGCCCCAACCGATAGTGCTATCATTGACGGCACTGACCTGGCCCACAGCAACACTGCTGCAAGCTCGGACTTCGATAACGCCCAGGGCGATTACGATGTCCTTAGCAACCGTGTTCAGTGGTTCCGCGAACAAGCCTTGGTCTCTAAGCTGACCCAGGACGTTCAGAACCAGGCCGGCATCTCAAACCACAAAAGCTATGCAGTCCGTAAGAAACTGTTGCAGTTGAAACGTATCATTGAGGCCACCATGTGTGCCGATGCGTTCACTTGTGACGGTGATGACTTCACTGGCGATGTGGTGACAGGCACTTCAAGTGCCGCTAACCGGACCCGTTCGCTCGGGCTGTTCATTGACAGCAGCAGTGCTAACATCCCCGCAGCCTACCGTACCCCAGCCGCAAGCATTCACTCCGGTGAAGCTGCCAGCGGATTAACTGAGGGAGAGGTAAACGCGGTACTACAATCCATCTACGAAGAGACAGGACAAACTAAGGTCTTCACTCTTCTTGCTGGACCAAACTTGAAGGCTCGCTTCAAGGACTTCACCCAAACCCAGTTCTCATCGGCTGATGTTGCGAGCGCGGTTAAGGTGTACAACCAGGACATGAAGTCCAAGAAAATCGTTAACACTATCAATGTGTATGAGGGAGATTTTGGCACCGTCGAAATACTTCCGCAGTTGTGGAATGCGAACAGTCTTGGACGTACAAACACCAACCTGGGCGATAAGGCTAAGGGTTATGGTTATGTGCTAAATCCAGAACTCCTGGAGATGCGCTTCAACCAAATGCCAAAGGTAACCGACCTGGTTGACAACGGTGGTGGTCCTCGTTTCGCGGTTGACGCGATATGCGGTCTGGTAGTGAAGAACCCGCTCGGCTTGGGTGCGTTCAAACTCACTGGTTGATGACTGAGTCTGATACCAAAACTTTGGTAAATGATCTTCGAGTCATGCACTCGCATGACATGGTTGCGGCTGATAAGCGGCAGCAAGGGATCGCCAAGGAAAATCAAAAGGACCATCGGTCTATCGAGGGACTCGGTAGGCCGGTGGCCTCCTTTGACGCTGCCGGTTATATGGATTTAAAAGCCAGGCAAGGCGTAGGGGCGCAGGATAAGGACTTTATGAAATGGGTCACAAAACGCCACCCGGAGGTCGCTGTAAAATGCACCGGGACAAAAATCCAGGCTGGGTACTCTCATGTGCCCGAAGAATATTGGCCCTTCAATGAACGCCGGCGATCAGGCGGATTTGTCAGGACCAAAAAAACTTATTAGCTAAATGAGGCGGGTCCAATACAAGGAGGTACTTCGCGGTGCAGCGGAGACCAGCGGCAGAGCTTTCAGCATTCTAAGCACAGAGGATGCAAATTTATTCAGGGGCTTTATTGGCCGACGATTACGCGAAGCCTGGGAGTCTAACTTCTGGCCAGAGCTAATGGTGGTTGAAGAACGCACCATCACCTCCAAGACAATTCCTTACGCGGAGACAGGTAAATCAGATTTGGGTGAGGTTTTAAGAATCACAGACGCAGACCCTCAGACCACGCATAGCCTGACTGATTACGAGTTCACGCTAACATCTGCCGGGCTGAACATACCAAGCTACACCGGGACAGCCACATCTCTCTGGGTTTCCCACCGGAAACAGGCACCTGAACTTACTGGAGAGAACTGGGTTGCCGGCACTTATGATTCAGGTTCCCAGGTTTACCACACCACCCTGGGTGATTTCTACGACCAGGAATCATCTCTATCAAGTGATGTAGTACCGCCAGGGTCTCCCTGGGTGAGGGTAGACTTTCCATACGCATTTAAGAGCTACTGCGAACGTGCAGCGGCTTCAGATATTCTTCTGCTTGATGAGAAAGCAGACCTGGCCATGGCCCAAAAACAACAGGCCGATGATGCCCTTTCAGTTGAAATGGTAAAACTACGTCAACAAGGGCACACGAATAATATTAAAATCAAAACACACCGAGGGGCATAAAAATGAGTAATCGTAAATTATCTGAACTTCCAACGATAACGACCCCAGCAGATGACGATCTAATTCATATCGTTGATGTCTCAGATACGTCTGACCCAAACGCCGGGACAGCAGGAACGGATAAGAAGATCACCAGGGCAAACCTAATTGCTGACGCTGCCAGTGCCCATACCCATGTTGTTGCTGATGTTACAGACATTACGGCTTCGGCTGCTGAACTGAATAAACTGGATGGGGTAACATCCACAGCAGCCCAACTAGATTACTCATCCAATCTTACATCGGATATTCAGACTCAGTTAAACAGCAAGTCCTCCTCCACCCATACCCATACGGCATCCGACATCTCGGAT